AAGATGCCGACCGTTCGTTGAATGGGATCGACCCCATGTCGTTTGGTGATGTTGGTCTCGTGGTTTCCCTGTCCAATGAGCTTGATAATATCCTTGTACGGCTCGAGCTTCTCGGTGCAGTCCTTTATGACCTCATCGATATATGCCATCGCTTTGAGTTCGGGGCGCAGTGAGTCGTAAGAGCCGCGCGGATCGAACTTCATATTCATCAAGTCGTACAAATCCCCCAGAATCAAAACAACCGCGTTCTCTTCTTTGGCTCGGTCGAGGTGTTTGAAGAAGAGTTTGCGGTCGCACTTAACGGAATCGAAGTGAATGTCTGAGAGCAGATAAACACTCTTAACGTCTTCGGTGTTCTCAAAGTCGAACGGGAGGACGTGGATATCGCGGTCTTTGGTAATTAAATCATACATATGTCCATATTCTATTTTCTTCTTTCATTTCGTCTATGTCGCAGTGTATGAAATTCTTTCCAATCCCTAACCGCGTGAAGCCGACTTCCATCAACGCGTCAATGATGATAAACCGCTCTTGTGAATTGGTGACCTCGATATCGGCTGCGAGTCCGAGTAGGTGCGAAGAATTACGGGAAGCGGGCAACCCCCTCTCAATGAGGGAGCGGTTGTAATCAACCGTTCTAAATCCCGAAGAAATATGAAACGGGATGGAAGCACAATCCCGAGCTTCATCAAGCAAACGAAGAAAGCCTCTGTCCATCATACGACCCGAGCCGGGCGCATCGGGTGAATCAAATTCTCTGAGTTTAAAGTGTCTCATCGTTCCGCAAGCATGAGTTCAATCTTATGCACCGCCTTCACGACTTCCTTCATCATGTCTTTGAGTTCGTCTTTATCGGACTCAACGCGGATGATGCGCCCCTTCAATTTCTCAATTTCACGGTTTAGGTTTACCCACACCCCCACGATCGCGACCGCGCTTGGGAGAAGCATTAATATTATTTCTGTCGAGGTCATCGAGGAACTTTTTCAATAAGGTGATATTTTCTTTTCGGCTCTTTCTCATCCGAAGAATTGTTTGAGGTCAACGATATTGGGAACACCTCCGCTGCTTATCGACATTCCGCTCTGGAAATAGTCCGCTGGTTGCGGGAGCATATCCGCACCCGTGTTCGAACTGTACTCAGGAAAGAGAGACGAGTTGTTACACAGATATTGATACATCCGGTACGTGTAAAATTGAGCGTTTTGACGCGCTCTCTCCACTTCGCGATGTAAGTCATCCGGTGATATTGTTTGAGTGGACTCAGACACCCTTAAAACGAGCGAGCCGTTGTCCATCTTCACGTAAAGAGAGGGGATGAGTTCAACCATCGTCCACCAAAGGGTTGCTTTTCGAACGTAGTCATTCATTAGGGTAGCGTAATCGCCCGTCAAACTTGAACCCGAGATATCGGTCTTGAGCTTTTCGAGGAGGTCGGTACCGAGATAGAGTTGAATGTACTTGTCTTGGGAAAGGATAATCGAAGGAACGAGATACGCGTCTTCGATGCTTCCGTTGATGTTGGTAATCCGCTTGATATAATCCGGATTCACAAAGAGGACTTCTGCTTGTAGTGACATTATCGGGGGTTTATGAAGCCTTCGTTAGGCATATCGACGGGACGTTGTGCAACTCGCTTATCGTTCTCGGGTAATCGCTTCGCATCGACTCCCGCTTCTCGGATGAGTTTCTTCGCTTGATTGACTGAGATCTTCTTGTTGTTCTTCCTCAAGTATGTTTGACGGCTCCAAAAATGGTGGCAACGCGCCCCGCCTTTGAATAGAAAGAGGTCGTAAGTATTTGCACCATTTGCACCGAGTCCAGGATTCACTGCTCTCAAGCTCGCGGATTCAATGTCTTCCTTGCGGTAGACTTTGCCCGCGTTGACCATCTTTTTACAGAAGTCGCGGGATTCAGCTTGCGTGGACTTCGGAGCGTAGGTGTAACGAACTTTGATAATCTCGGTATCTTGTTCGCTCTTGCCGTTGGGATTGGATGAAGGAACACTTGCAAATGCCCACATCGCATCCCGTGCTTTCTCAAGGTCGTAATCGACGGGAGATTCATCTATCAACTCCCATTCATCTGACATCTCTTCGCCCTTCTCCGTGAGGTAGTCAACGCATCCATCGAGGTTCACTTCTTGTGGCTCTTCCTTTGAGAGTTGTAAGTCGGTCGCGAACATATTTTCAGCCTGTTCCAACCCGAACCCAAGCATCGAGACGAGGATTTGAATAGCTTGATTGCGGGTGAGTTCTCCGGTTGTGACTTTCGAGATAACGTCAACCGCTGAACTGATTTGAACACCTGTATATGATTGTTCGACGTTGGCTTCTTCGACGGCTGCTCCAAGTGGCTCAACCTTCGCGTCGATTCCTGCGGCTCTCATAAGCGTATAAACAGACTCAATGACTACCTCGCGGTATCCTGAGATGACATTCTCTTCGAAGAGTTCTGCGCTTGTCTCAAGCTCTCCACCGCCTCCAAGCTTTCCCGGGACAGCAACCCCAAACATCTGAGGAGAGGTGACACGGTGTCCGACCATAATCTTCGAAGTAACTTCTTCCGAAAGGAATTGGTATTGGTTGTGAGCGTCCGACAATTGGAACGGCTCGAAATCGGGTTTTCTATCGGGATCGTCCGAGTACGTGACAATGAACTTCCCCGCATTGCTCGCCCCGCTGAGTTGCCTTTCGATATCCATTCGGATACGGTTTCGTTCCTCTTGCGGTGGGATGCCGTTCTTGAAGTGGATGGAGAACGAAGGACTCATTCCGTTCTTCATATTATTGATATGATACACTCCAATCTCTTTGTCGAGTTCGATGTAATTAATCGAGCCAACATAATCGGGTTTCGGATAGTAGAACGAGCCTGGAGAGAACGGCTTCACATAAAGTATCTGTGTCGGGTGTTCGATATTCCTCTCAGGGTTGAAGGTGCATATCTCCGAAGGCTCTTCGCGCTTATCGTTCCAATCCTTTGAATAATAGTAATACTCAACCTTCTCATCTTCATTGACGAAGCCCGAGCGGATATTCTCAAACGGGAGGTGGGAGACGTTTGCGATAGTCGTTCGGTCGATGCTCCAATTCACTTCGAGAGCGAACCCGCCTTGTATCTTGAAATCCAGACAAGCCTTTCGCAGTTCGTCGTTCAAATTCCATTGGTCAAAGGCAAGCCTTCCGTCGAGGGTCGTAGCGTCGAAGCCTTCCCCGAATATCATCATCGCGATAGTTGTCGACAATGCGTTGTGAGTAGCGGACGAATGATAGAGGTCGACGAGGTATTGCGGGAAGAGGTTATCATCTCCGTAATTGACGAAGCCCATCTTGTTGGCTGTCTCCCGATAGGATCGCTCTTCGTATTGGTTGAGTTGTATTAATTCCATTACTGGTAATATATGTAATTGTCGGGAATGGTGATGTCGGGTATATCGTACCCAATCGCACCCGCTACATTGAGAGTCCCTTGTTCAAGCAGTCCAACAACCGAAGCATCGGTCGGATTCAAGTTGTTCGTGCTGTTCTGCCCGTATGCTTTGTAAGTGTAAAGCCCGGTTTCCGTGAGGAGCACACGGCTTGAAACTCCGAGAGCTTGGTTCGTGTAGACGCTTATCTTGGTATATCGAGCGTTATCGACTTCGACATCTCCAATGAATGCGTGGTTGTCCGTGCTTGCCATGTTCTCCAAAATTATGAGATAATTCGTGAACGCGGGAAAGTCTTTCTTCATCTCTGCGAGCGTCAAATAAATGAACTGCTCGTCTGCGCTATTTGGGTTGAGGTGTATCATGATGAATCAAAAAAGGGAGAGCGTATGCCCTCCCCCTTCCTTTATATTCTAACCAAAGAAAATGAAATCAAGGCGTAACTCCAGCGGTGAACGTGATGTTCGTATCGCCAGCATCAACGAATGGAGCTGGAATAGCTTCTTCCGCTGTCAATTGGATTTGATAGCCGTTGAAGTCACCCTTTGCCGTTCCTGTGCCTACGGTGCCTCCAGTAGCTTCAGCCCCGGTCGTGTGACCCATCGCGAAATAGTTATCATTGACATCCTGCACGATGACCGTCAAGCGGTTTTGGAGCAAGTCTTGGATTTCAACGTTATCCGCTGCAACCAAGTTAGGCATCGACAACTCGAGAACCTGAGAATAGAAAACAGTGCCATTCTCAACCGATGCGTTCACCGCCTGTTGGAATGAACCTGCGTTCTTGGTAATCTCAAAACCGAAGACCGTGATTGCACCTGCAGCCGCAACAACTCCCGCGGTAATGGTACCCCAATCGGTTGATTCGAATTGCTTAATCCAAACGCGCTTGATTCCCCCGATCTTATCTTTGCAGGGAAACGCCCTGCCGTTAATTGTTAATGAACAAGCCATATTTTAGGGAATTAAGGGGAGGGATTTAACGCCCCTCCCCGAATGAATTAGGATGAGCGACGAGCAACAGCCAAAGAACCCAAATCAACGATTTGAACGCCTGCGCTGAACTTCATGATGATTCGAGTAACATCGTCACCCGTTACACCCATCAAGTTCAAAACTGCGGCTTCAATGTGATCCGTCAACAAGTCAGTTCCGAAGTACAGATTCTCTTTCTTCGAGAAGATAAAAGTATCGTTTGGCATTCCGCCCGGTGTGATGATTTCATAACCGTTGAAGAAATTAGCAGCTTCGGCAGCGTGGAAAGTCAACTCAGCCGTTCCAGCAAGTGCCGTGTAGTACAGTTGCTTCATCGCTCGGCTCATGAACAACTTCGTATCGGGGTCACCTGCGAGCACGTCTGGAATATCTGCCGAAAGGGTAGTCAAACGGCTCAGGATGTTCGCGCTAGTGGTTGCGCCTGTCAACAAGTCTTCATGCCCCGGAGTGCCTGCGACAATCAAGTTGCAGATGCCGTCGAAGCTTGTATATGTTCCGTCCGTTCCACCATCGTCAAAGGCATAGTTCCCCTGCCACAAGTTGCGCTCGACTCCTTCAGCAACCTTAGCGGCTACGTACTGAGCGGCAAACGCTTGAAAGTCAGCGGGTGAGTTTGACGATTGACCGCGCATCTGGTTGGCTTCCCAAGCAGTTCGAAGGTCTTTGTTACATACTTGCTCGTTCACTTGGAGAGCCGTTGTTGTCAATACAACATCGCTCAAAGTTAAAGAGCCTGCTGAGTTTGAGAACTCGCATCCAGCCGCTTGCAAAGCAACTCCATCGAATTTTCGAAGGTTGGCTTTGTATCGGACATTTTCGAGAACCTCCACATAACCATTAGCGATAGTATCGCCTGAGAGGATAGCAGGAGCGACATAAGGTAGAGCCGCGTTGCCTGCGTAGTTTGAAGTAATTACAGCGTTAGCCATTATTTAGAGAATTGGTTTTGGATCGCGGCAATGCGCTCCTTCATTGATAATTCAGTCAAGTTGACAGGAGTTGGAATCTCCATCTTTGGTGCGCGTGCGATGCTTGGAGAGGCTTGCTTGCTCAACTCCGTAATCTTCGCGTCCCGCTCTTCAATTTGTGAAGAGAATTCTTTCTTCGTTGCTTCGATAGCTTCGGCAATCATGCCCTCGACAGCTTCTCGCGTCAACACCTCAGATGAAGCCTCGACTTCTTCCGCTTTCATTTCTTCTTCCTTCTCCTCTTCGGCTTCGACTTCGGCTTCTGCCTCTTTCATCTCAGCAACTGCGCCTTCTGCCACGACGAGCATTGAGCCGTCTTGGAGTTTGTAATCTCCATCCGGGAGAGGGATTCGTTCGCCTTCGTCGTTCACGACAAAAGCAGAAACACCGACAGCGAATGCGTCCGCGTCAGTCATAATTTCTTGACCGCTTTCAAGGACGGCTGTTGCCATCAAAGCGACCTCTTGTGTTTCCTCCTTCTCTTCGACAGCGAGTTCGACGCTGTACTTTTCGAAGATATCGGAGATGCGTTCTTTCAGAGTCATCTTCTGGGGTTTTTATATATAACGATTTGAGAGAGTTAATCCTTACTCGTTAGGTGGTTTTTTATGTATTCAAGTCCGAGTTCAATCTCGATAGCCGAAAGAAGTTCCAATTCTTTCAGCTTGGATTCCGACCAACGAAGAGCCGCCTTTCCACCCCATGCCATATACATGAGATAGCCGCATCCGTCAGAGAATGAGGTGGAGGATTCAAGGTCGGCTTCGTGACGGATTAAATAAGACCGCATTCGCTTGATGGTTTCGACGCTTATATTCTCTCCTTTGGCGAGTTGGTTCGCTCGTTGCTTTCCGACTCCCGTACCACACGACCCCCACCCGTTCTTCTCAGCCCATTCAACCGCCTTCTTAGCGTTGTTCTTTACTCCGTCTGGGTAATCGTTATAAGACTCCATATCGACGCGCTGTCCCTCTTTATATCGCTTGTCTTTTTTGACGGTTGCCTTTGCGAGTTCATACTTGTTCGTGAAGAATCCCTCGATTGAGAACCCTTTTACACTTCCCTCCTTAACGTACTTCTCCCAAATCGCATCGTTGTCGACCTTCATTGAGACCATCCACGTTCCAACCGGGACATCGAGTCCATACATTCGGCTTTTATCTTGCTCTCCTTCGACGATCCAACTCTCGACAACGTGCAAGCCGTTTAAGGTGTGCTCGTGTTCGAGGGTCGCATTCGCTTGGTTGCCGTTTTTAAAATATAGTTCCATCGCACGACGGACGGTCTTCTTTGAAAAATAGACGTAATATTCCTCATCCTCGCTTTTGCGATAGATGGGTTTG